TGGTAAGTAATCGGTCGATTAAAATCCATTACCCAAGCCTCCGCATCTTGCGGAGACGGGTTTCCTCTCGCCTCACGCGCTGCTGATTAGACAGTGCGATTTGGTTCATGGATAGGGCAGAGACGTCGGAGTTCCCCGACTGGACTTGCCACTGCTGGAATGCCACACGGTCGGAGAGCAATCGGCTAAACGCTTCAGCCTGTGCCCATACTCGCACAGCGTTAATTGCCGTGACGTCCATGTCCGTGGTGGTGGAGTCGGATGATAGTTGGATAAACGTGCTATACCCGAAGATACGCAACGTCCCAGGGGATGAGAGGGTGTAGTGCGGCGGCAGGAAGAGAATGTTATTATGGACTTCCCAGCCAGAGTTCGGACCGTCAGACGTGGATGGCAGGACAGTCTCTTTGAACTTTCCACCAGCGTCGTACGAGTCTACTCGGAATACCCAACTAACGTCGGTCAACGCAACCGAGAATACCGAGCCAGAGACTGGCTGCGTGAATGCTGTCGTCTGGATTGAGTCTTTTGGATAAATCCCATTCACCCAGTCAACGCCTGAGTTGATGAGGTCGGTTACCTCGCTATCGCTCCACGTGGCTCCGTTTGGATCACGAAGGTCCCGACGGACCATTGTCCGAATGCTGCTTAGTGTCTCTGCCATGCTTCCAAATCCCCTTATTCTCTACTGCCCACTTAAAGGCGTCCACCCATTCCAATGCTCGGTCTTTATAATCGTATTCTTTTAGTACCCGCTCTTTGGCTGCGCCAGCCAGTTGCTGTCGTAGATCCTTACTACGCACGAGTGCCTTGACTGTGTCAAACCATTCTTGTCGTCCCTTAGCGAGCATTCCGTCTACCCCATGGCGGACCATCGAGTATGGGGCTTCCCCGTACTTGAATCGCTCACCGATGAATGCGGCACCAACCATTGCGTACTCCAGCCAGTGGAGTTCCGACTTACATTTGTCGAAGGAGTCTCCTCCAAGCGGGGCAATTCCGACGTCTGCGTGACTGCCTGTTAGCACTTCAGCAAACTTTCGAATGTTCTCAACGTACGGGTAGGCTTCGTCAAAGAACGGAGCAATGACGTGCTCCGTGCCAGGGTTTACCCCAATGAAGACATTCCACAATTCCTTGCGCATGTCTTCGATGGCTTTCCCTGCGTATCCGCCTTCCCACTTCCCCCCGACTCCGCTAGGGTACCCAGCGTAGTCTCGCATTCGTGCGGTGCTACCGTAATAGACCACGCGAGGCTTTTCGCCACCATGCTTGGGACGAGGAGCATCAGAAGTATAGATTGAAGGATCGATTGCATTGCGGATAGTCCTAATGTTATTGTTGAGATAAGAATACGCATCTTTAATTGGTCCTGTACTTACTGTAACAAGGTCTGCTCGCTTTGCCATCCGCTCGATAAGCGGTCGCTCCGCGGCGACGTCTGGAGAATACCCATTCCACGATCGGATCTGAAAGTGATTGTCGTCCGTCTCGTAGATAATTGCCTTGTCGAATTTGTCGCTTTCAAACGCTGGGTACATCCACTCGGTAATTGAGTCTCGTACCTGCATCTGGTGCTCGTGACCCGTGATAAACTTTGGGTCCTTGCTCGCCGCACCACAGGTGTTGCACTTGGCGGAGCAATTGTAGTATCTTCGGAACATCACTAGGTCTGCCCAGTCGATGTCACTGGTGTCCACTGACAGGAGACCCTTCGCCATTGCCTCCTGCTGGCTCATGCCCTTCGCCTCTTCCTTGGCGATAAAGTTTACTTTGTCAATATGCCGAACATTGACCCCAGCCTTCTTCCATTCTTCGTCATACATGTGACCCCGAAAGTAAGCGCATGGTCCCTGCTCCGCAGTACCCCATACAAGAATATTCATGCTACTCCTCAGTTTTGGGCATTATTACCCAGAAGTAGCATAGAGGGCTTTCCCCCCGATGTCAAGCGACATCGGGGGTACTTACCTGCCTATTGGCTTAGACTGAGACTGTAGCCTGAGTCTTCAGGATGCGGTAACGGGCGCCTGCATTGTCGAGCAGGAGCGAACCGAATCGCATCTTGTAGCCAACCAGTGCCTTCTGTGCCAATGGGTCGGTGTGATCACCGCCTGGGGCAACGAAGTACGACTGGAGGGTCTGTGAGTCACCAATCGTGTAAGCGTCTGGTCCGAGGAACAGAGCGTTGTACACGTTGCCGCTCGAAGCACCAGCGGTCGCGTAGACCTTGGCGTCCGAAGACACGATGAAGCGCACGCCAGCAAACTGACCGATCTCATTCGTGAGAAGCGGCGTGTTGTTGACGTACTTGTTTGCCTCGATCCAACCGCTTACGCTGGTGTCTGACACGAGGTCATACTCCTGCGAAGGGTGGATGATGCAGCGATACGTGCCGTCAGCAAACTGAGGAACGTTCGCACCCTTAAGGCGGGCAACCATGTTCTTGACAAACGCGCCCGTGAGCACGCCTGCTGCGGCGACCGCGCTGTTCGCCGTGTTAGCGGTCAGCGTGGTTGCACCCGTGGCACCGAAGACGGCGCTCGTGAGTGCGGTTGAGTGAATCTCGTCGCGGACAAGGACGTCCATCGAGCGGGTCGCATTGTAAGCAATGCGCTCAGCGGCGATAGAAATCAAGTCATGCGGTGAGTCGATCTGGGCGAGGTCCGAAACCGCGACCGTAGCACCGTACTGCTTTGCAGTAAAGAACTCGGACGAGATCGTCAGTTCGCCATCGGTTGGGGCAACGCCTTCAGAAAGCGCCGTCGTGTTGACCGCGAGGTCAGCGTAACGTGCGTAGCGGAGGGTGTTCGTCCCCTTAATGAAGCGAGCAGGGACGTAAAGCCCTGGCATCGCGTGGACGGCACGTGCTCGCAGTTCTTCCGCGGCTCGGGCAGAAACAAGTTCCTGTACGAGATCAGAAAAACCCGAGGTTGCCGTAGTGGTGGTAGCCATCTACATGCTCCTTTGTTTATCTACTAAATGGATTACCAAGAGCCTTCAATCGTTCACCGATCTCTGCACTCGTTGGTTTTGCCTTTTCCACCACGGGCTCTCGTCGTGGATTGTTTGGATCAATGCGAGGCTCCGACTCGACCTCAGCAACGCGGGAGTCAAGGAACTTCTCAAAGGCGGCTGCTCGAGCCTCCTCGTCCAAGTTCGCAGTGTCCTGGCGGAACTGTGCGTAGAGTGGGTGCTGCCTTGCGAGCCGCTCCTGACGGGCTTCTTCTTGCTGTCGAGCAAGCGTATCCTCTAGTGCCTTGATCTTGAGTTGAGCCTTCTCGTATTCCGAGAGATTTTTCTCTTCGATCTCAGCCTTCCACCGCTTAAGGTCATCGGCTTCCTTTTTGAGGACGTCGAGTTCCTTCTTGGTGGCGGTCAGGGCTTGGTCCTTACCAGCCAGCCGCTTCTTGTAAGTGGCGACGTCTTCGCCTTCAGCCTGAGTGGGCGTCTCCTCGACGGCTGTTTCAACAGCCTCGACAGGAGCATTAGCCGACTCTACTGGAGCCTGAGTCACGACTTCATCGGGCATTACTGTTCTCCTACTTCCTCCCCAGATTTTCTGGGGTTAATCATTATTGTCCGAAGCGATTATACTTCGGGTCGTTTGGATCAGCCGTTGACTGCCCAAACACATCGTCGATTGCCTTCAGGATAACCTCGGATGCCCCAAGGGCAGTTCCTCGAGTAATTTGGTCCTGGATTCTCCTGACGGAATCTTCCCACTGCACCCCCCTACCCTCCGCACCAGGTTCGATTGCGGACTTGCGAATCCACGCAGGAACGCTAAACCCGATCTGGGACGGGATGGCTGGGAAGAGCATGTTGATGAAATATAGTAGATCCGACTGGGAATTGATATCTCCCACCAGACCTCCATCTCCATACTCCAACTCCTGTTGTACAGCCTCGGAGATTTCTCGGTACGCATTGAATCCAGCGCCGATCCTCTCCCCGCCAATCAACGGAGTCTTTGCGGGAACAAATGGAATTCTCGTGAACATTGCACGAGAGAACTCTGGGATGATCTTAGTCGTCATGTATGACAGAGGGTACACCCCTAGGAATGGGTGGTTAAACGATCGCACGACGTATGGGATTTCCTGGGCGTAATAGATCGACCGATTTGCAACCTTTGACCCCTGATCAAATGCGTATTTAAATGCATCAACCGCTTCGTAGTAAGTCTGGATCTCGCCATCAGTGGCGTTCGCCATTCTTTCCGCTACGTGCTTTGCAGCCAGGTCGTCGACGTATTTCGCTGCCGCAATTGGATTATTTCTAATCGAGTAATCGACGGCAAGATTATAAGCAATTTCATACGGGTCGTCCGTACCATAAAACTTAGAGAGATTTTCTACGGTTTTTGGCGACCTAACCTGAAGGTCTTTGATGAATCGTTCAGCAGCCTCTCGAGAAGCAATCTTTTCAAAAGATGCTCTCTTAGTTGCGGCTACATCACCAATTTTACCCAAAGACCTTGTGTCCTGCAACTTGTCAAGGACGTCCATGAAGTCCCTGTTTCTACTGGCAACTTCAGTTGTCGTGTGCAGCGTTGCCCGAGCAATGGACTGCTGCATGTCGCCAAACTCCCTGATAACCGATCTTTTGCCAGCGAATGCGCGGGAGATGATAGTTGATTTATTTTGCTGAAGAATCTCGTCCCTAGTGTCTCCGTAAATTCCACGAAGGTACTGGAAAAACTTTGGCTCGATGTTCTCTTGAACGAACCTAAAGAATGGGTTAAGAGCAGAGAACCTAAACAGCGGATACAGAAAGTCTGTAACAATTAGGATAAATGGAGCCTTGGTTTTGAATCCCCCAGTGAGCCTTGGGATAATACCAACTTGGGACAAGTCCCCGTTGTATGATCGCAAAAGCATACGAAGGGCGGGCTTCCTACTGGTCCCCATGCTGGAAATAAGCCTAGAGTATGCTTCTGATCCTAGGGTTTCCTTTGCAATTTTCTCGATGTCATTTGTAATATAAGAGACACCAGCGTATCCCTTTACGGACATGTTTGATTCCGTTGCAGCCCTGTGGATGGCGACCCACAGGTCTCTGGATTCGTACTTGGAAAGTTTTAGGTTTACACCATTAAGCAGGAATCGCTCGTATGCCAACTGGCGAATGGTGTTTGACCTTCGATTGCCAAAGGCGTTCTCTACAATCTTTTGAAAAGCATTGCGATTATCCTTAAGACCATCGGATGACCTGAGGGCAACTCCTGGCTTAAAGGTGTCGTCAGCGAGGTCGGCAAACGGGGCAACAGCCTTCGTTACGTATTCTTTTCCGCTCATTGTTTCGACGACCTCGTCGACAACCTTTACACCATCCTCTGGGGCAAGGGCAAGAGAGTACCCGATCTTTGCTGCTCGTCTCTGCAAATCTTGCACCGATCTAGGAAGTTTCGCAAGGTCGTCTTTTCCGATTACCCTGACGGTTACCGCCCGATCATCTACGAATGCAATGATTTTCTTTGGGTCTAGTTTTGATGTTGGAGTGTACCCAAATCTTGCAAACAACTCGTCATACTTACCCACGATCGCCTTTAGGGTATCCTGGAGTTCCCCTGGTTTTGCCTTGGAAATTACCTTCTTGATGTCGGCAATTGCCTGTGGCGTCAACGATCGCGTACTGGCAATCGTTAGGCGATTTAAAAGTTCGATCTGCTCAACGCTAAGGACGCGCTTGCTCACACCAGCCGCTCGGATGTCACCAATCTCCCTTCGGAGTCTACCGAACGCCTGTTGCCTTGACCACTCAAGGGCACTAATTGCAACCTTTCGATTCTTTTCCCCTGGGGCAACACGCGACATTACCTTCCTAACGATTGGATTGGCAGCCTCGTCGGAAATCCCGAGCCCGTACTTAATCCATTCCCGAACCTGATCTTCAGCCTTGGCAACGTCATTGATCAACGGATCAAGTTCCATCGATCCTTCCCGAAGGATTCTAGCCATGTCAGCGTCAATGTCGTCAACAAAATGAGAACTTCTTGCGTTCAATGCTGCAGCAGCGCCTCGGTCCTTAATTTCTGCCCTTGCGACGCGCTCCTGGATTATCCTCTGAAGGTCGTTTCTAATATCAAGTGCATCTTCTGGGGTAAGTCCGTTGCGAGCCCTTTCAACAAACTGATCAAATGTGCTTTCATTTCCTGGGGCAAGTTCGTCCCAGATTTCCTTTGCCCGCTTTAGCGAAGCAACCTTTTCTCCCTCTTCGGCAAGTCGAGGATCGACTGCGGTAATTACGGTATTGAGTACATCCTCTGCACTCTGCTCAGCGTTCATCATTGAGTCTGCGATAAACCCATTCTGAGCAGCAGACTTTTCGGTCCCTGCAAGAACAGAGTTTACGTTTACAATTGACTCTTCTGCAAGGTTAATTTTCTTGCCATTAACGGTCTTTGTCACACCGCCAGCGGTGGAAGATAGGTCATCCCAAACGTCCATATCAAATGAGGATCGAATTATTTTTTGGGCACGGTTGTTTGTAATCTTTACGATTGCCTCTTCTGCTGTTGTTGCCACCTTTGCTGCAGCCTTAATTCCCTTGGATGCAACAGAGAACGGCTTTGTGATCCACGTGGCAGGAATGAAGTTAAGAGGGTCAAGGACAAGCGACAGCGCAAGCGCACTAAACCCATCGCCATACGTCTTGCCACTTTCCTGGAGTTTTGCCGCTGCGTCTGCGTGCTTTCCCTGCTTAATGAGTTGCTGGACATCATTTGGAAGTTCCATAAACGCGTCTGTTCCAGGCTGTCGGTAGCGAACTTTAAACTCCGCCATTCCGCGCTCGATGATATTCCCAGGCAACCCGATGGCAGTGAGGGCAACGTTTCCTGCGCCTTCAAGACCCTTGACGGGGATGTTGGCAACGTCTCCTACCGTTGGTCCTCCAGGGATTCCAATCTTAGATACGGCATCCGTTGTGCTACCGATAAAGTCTGCGATACCATTTCCAACAAATGGAACTGCACGAACAAGACCACCAGCAAGACCAGTTGCAGCACTTGCAAGCGACCCAACAGCAGAGGTAATCTCCTCTGGCTTGTCGGCAAATGATACGTCAACCTTTCCTGGTGACTCTGCGGTTCCGCGACGTGCGCCAGAACCGATCGCAACTTTAGGAATTGTTACTGAAAGAGACGTTCTCCGACCGCCACGGTTTGGATCAACAATCGAAGGCATTAGCGCCTACCCCCAGTTGGAGCCGACGGCAAACGAGTGACAGGTGCTGATGGAAGACCAGATACAATTCCCATGCGCTCCTTTGTGCTGTCTCCAGATCCTGACTTTAGCAACGGAGACGATAGGTTAATCTGTGGTGCTGAAACTGCCGAAATTGGCGCTACCAGATCAGTAAGCGGCGCTCTCTCGCCAGCCCTAAAATCGATAAGCGGTTGAGACGATACTTGACTTATTGCCGTCTTAATTGGCTGAACCATTCCAGACCTAGATTCCGCAATGTCCCTGTTTGCAAATGAGGATACTGCAGAGTTTCTAAAGAAGTAGTTCTGTGCGCCATCCCCGACCGAAGACATTGCCGACTTAGGGGCGGTTACGGTGCCAGAAGCAACGTACGGCTTGATCTTTGGAGAATCAATCTGCGTAGATACGTTAATAGTCTTCGGGAAGAATTGCTTGCTCTCTGGGGCGTAAGCACCAGTCTTCGGATCGCCGATCCCAGTGGCAGCATCCTTTCGCTCAAACACACCAGGTCGTACTTCCTCGTAGGCGTCCTTGAACGCAACGCGCTTGTAGACCCACGTGCCAGGCTTTGCTCCCTGAACGATGATTGAGGCGGTTGCTGGCTTTCCATTCTGCATGGAGCCACTACCAAGGAACTTGTCAAATACGCTTACGGAGTCTACCCCGACTGCGCCTGGTGTTTCCCTTGTAAGCCTGCTCTCACCGTACCCAACGTCAAACCTTCCAATGCGCTCGTTGTAGATCGCAACCTGTTCAGCAATTTCAGCCTTCTTGTCTTCGCTGAATGAGAACGTGGCTGCCTCAAGAGCCTGCTTTGGAATCACCGCAACCTTGCCCTGGTCTCGCCACGACGTCGCTCCTAGAATCGCTGCACCAGTGCTCACCTCTGTTGGCTTGGTAGCCTTGTATACGGCAGATTGGGAAACTGAAACTGGATTCCCATTAGAATCTTTTGCATTGTACTTGACACCGTCATGGGCGGTTGGGAGCAGATCGAACGTTACGCGAACTGGATTCCCGTTGGCATCGTATTCTGGCGCCCCGCCGTTCCTCATCTGGATAGGAGGGTTTGTAAAGGTTTTCCCAGTTGAAGCCTCCACCCATGTCTTAGTATCTGGGTAATAGAAGCCCCAGGTAGCACCTTGAATTTGTGTTCCTCGGTCAGTTCCAACAACTGGAATTCCTTGACGGATGACCGTACGCATAACTCCCCTGGAGTTCTTTTCGATAAACGTAAACTCGCCGTCTCCTTGGCTCGCTTGGCGTAGCGAAATTGTTTCGCCCACGCCATTTGCACCAATGTAAACGACAGCCTTGCCGTCCTTTAGGTTTTTGGAGTTAGCAGTGGTTAGTGCAACGTTTTTTGCCTCTGCAGCAGTTGGACTTACCAAGTTTCCGTTTTCATCTTTTGTGTCTGGTAGAATAAAATCTAGTAGCGTAGCGCCAAGATTTCCAACTTCACCGCCAGCAGTTCCGTACTCAAATAGTGCAATTTCGTTGCTAATTATGCCAGAAAATACATCGGTTTTTGCAATACCTTTTCCAAACGAACTGCTTGGCTGACCCTTAAGGAATCTCAGCCAATCCTGATTAATGCTCTCGATAACTGAATCGTCTCCCTGAGCCGCACCGATTAGACCAGCCTTGATGTCGTAAGCGTCCTCGTAATCCTCGAGGGCAGTGTCCTTACCAGAGTATTCGGCAATCGTCCGAGCCTCATTTCTCCTTGCCATTGCATCGGACGGATCTGCGCCGATTGACTTTGCCGTAGCAACAAGAGACTTAGTATCCTGTCGGTACTCCTCTAAGGCAGAGTCAAACTCAGCCTGGGCAGAAGGGTTAATATCAAAATATCTGACCATAGCGAGTGGGTCAATCTGGCGCAACTGCTCAAAAGTAATTCCGTCAGTTAGGTTTGCTAGGCTATCTCCAGCCGCGCCAGAGACGTATACAGCAGCCTGGGCAGCGAACTGATCAAGCACTGCACGTGATTGACCCATCTTCTCTTCTCGTGCTGCATACAGTTCGTTCCCAGCCTTGACCTTCAACTGGGACAACGTATTCTTGTACGAAGTAATGCTTGCCGTAATTGTATTATAAAGATCCCCGCCAGTTACCCCAGCCTCGGCAAGTCCATCAAGTTGTGACTGAGCCCAATCAATATATTTCTGGGTACGATTGATTCGTTTCCCTGTTCCCTTTTCCTGTGCGGCGTTTACCTTTTGGACCTGCTTATCCACCTCGGCGTTCCAGATATTTGTAAACAACGCGCTATTAAGATCGAACGCGGTTGGAGACTCTGGGTCAATTCCCCTAAATGCAGCCTGAGCCCGAGACTTGTACTCATCGACGGTAATTTGACCAGTCCCAACCGATGCGTTTTCCCTCTTGATAATTGCATCAGCCCTTGCAACAAGTGCGTCATCAAGGATTGATCCGTCGAGGAGACCAATCGCCTTGTCCGTCTTTTCTAGCAACTCCTCGTAGGATACCGAACCGTTGCCATACTGCTTGTTTACGAAGTCAACATAATCGGCAGTCTTTGAGATCCTAAGAGCCTCAAACTCCTGTCGTTCGGCGTCGCTGAGATTGCCGCTAGAAAGCAGTGAGGAAATTTCGTCGTACAAATCGTCGAAGTTATCGCCCATTGTGGCGTTGAATGTGTCGGTTAGACCCTGGACGCTTTTTGCTCGGTCTTGTCGAAGTGCGGTATCACGAAGATTTACATAGTAGGCATAGTCTGCAGAGTTTGGATCAAGACCCTGTAGGCGCGAGTCGACATACGCCTCGATATCAGTCCCAGTTGGAACTGCCCCACCGTACTCAGTCTGGTCCTGGAATGCGTTAAACAGAGCACGCTCGTTCATCGAGATGCTCTGCTGTACGAGACCACTGATAAACGAACTTAGGTTAGATGACCCAGTCGTTGCTCGTCCAAATCGTCCACGTCGTGCCATTATGCGGGTACCTCACCTTCAGGCGCTGCGTTTTCTGCGAGCGCGTTTTCTGGGGTAGCCTCTGCTGGAGGCTGTGCTTGATTTTCTGGCTGGTTAAGCGACTGCGTACCAGCCGCTGGTGCCTGAAGCGTACGGGCGGTATTCGCCACGCTTGCCTGCTGTTGGGCGAACTGATCGGCAGCCGCTTGCTGCTGCTGGATCCCCATTTGCTGGAACATCTGCATCAGGTTCGCCATTGCCATGACGGATGATGGGTTGAGGGTTGCGTCGGTCTGCTCCTCGCGGATGACAATCATCTCGCCCTCTGGATCCTCCACGCCCACTCGATCCATTGCACGCTCGGCGCTCCAGATGCGGTTCTGAACGAGGTTGATTGCCGTCTGCGCCAACTCGAGCGTGTCTCGTGGCGTGAGTTCTGGCGGGGTGATGTCGAGTCGGTAGTTTCCACCAAAGACAAGACCAACCTCTGGCTGCTTTGTCTCCCACATCTGTGCGCACATCTTCCACACCTGCTTAATCCAGGAGTAGAGCAACTTGCGCTTCGGGGCAATGCGTGCCTCGTAGTTTGCGACGAGAGACGCGATGGCACGGGATGACCCAAGCACACCCGAAGGGGCGAGCCCGAGGAGGAGGTCATTAAGCCCCGTAACCACCGCGATCTCTCTGTCGACTCGTCGGTTATAGTCTTCGATTTGGAACTGAGGAATGAATGGGGAGATCGATCGGATCTCATTGCCAGGTCCAGGTGCAGCCATCTTCCCTGGCTTTGGGATCGCATTGGCTGGAACTTCGTCTGGCGCTTCTGGTCCGACCAACTGGAACATCTGTCCACCGATAACCGAGTGGATCATCTGCGCCTGATTGGTGATGCGCTCGTCCTTCTCGCGGAGCAACTGCTCCACATCGTAAAGTTCTGGCTTACCGTATGGGCTTCCAGGGACCTTTGCGTTTGCTAGGAGAACGTACGGGATCTCACCGCGGTACTCTGCGTGTCGGCTGTTTTTAACAAGTGTATTGCCGACGAAGATTGCGTTGTAGACTGTTGGAGCCTTGCCAGGTGCGCCTGGAACCTTGTACCAGTAGTCATACACCTCGACCTGCTGCATCTCGTACGGCGTCTCGCGGCGGAGCGGGTTGCGCTCAAACTGATTTTGGTAGACGTTGGCAATTGGGTCGTCATGCGTGGATGCCGTGTAGTTGTACCACTTGCCGCCCTGCTGGGTGGCGACGACCTTGATGCCGTAGTCCTCTTCGACCGCCTGCGGGCTCATGCCGTAGGTGTAGAGCGCCCAGTCGAGTCGGCTGAAGTCGGACATACCAAACCCAAGGTAAAGGTTTTCTGGCATCTCAACGATGCGTAGGCGAGGGAGGTTATTCTCCGCGTCCCAATAGACCTTACCAGCGGTGTATCCGTAGAGTGACTTGATGAAGCAGGCGTCCTCAAGGAGCACGTCAAACTGATTCTCTTCTGCCCATCGGAAGAAGAGACGCTCAGCGTTTGCTGCCATGAGGCGGGAGTCCTTGTCCTCGCCTGCAGGGATATAGTTGATGACAGGCATGACCGCCTGCAGTGATGCGGGGATGTTAACATATGCGGCGTGCACGTTGACTGAGACGTGTGCCCGACCAGCGGTCCGCGCAGTGGCGTCATCCGCCCAGTGGTCAGCACCTCCGAGTGTGATGATATTTGGGTGGTAGAGATTGTCGAATCGACGGAAGAGTGCGCGAAGACGATTCTGCTCTGGCTCCGAGGTCTGCTTGCGCATGAGCACTTCGCCGAAAAGATTAAACTCGAAGTTGGTATCTGGGTTAACGTCCTGTACTTCGAGGCTTGTCTTGAGCATCTTGACGGATGCAGACTGCGTATCGGTTAGGCGTTCCATTTCAAGTTTGGCAAACCGCTTGTTCAGCGGTACGCCCTTGCCGCCAGAACTTGCATTCATTGCGACTGGTGACGTAGCGACCGCAGGACCCGTTGCTCGAATGCCGCTTGCCGCCTTCGTTACGGATCGAGAAGCAGCGCCTCGGGTAATCGTGGCTGGGGTGGCTTGCGTGACGAGTGGATTACCGCCGCCCATAGGCTCTTGAATAACCTCACCCTTTGAAAGACGTCGAGCCTTGTCGACAGCCTTGCCGATTGACTTAATCTGCGCTGGCGTGGCGACATCTGGGTCAGTCGTGTACTGACCAGGGATTGCCCTGGTCCCCTGGAATGCGCGTGGAACGCCTCGAACTTTAGCCATTAATCACTTCCTCCGTAATAGGAAAATATTGGGTCTTTGACTGGTTGCTCTGGATTCCTCGATGCGTACCATACGGCAAGCGCGAGAGCCATGACTGCGTCTGTTTCAAGTTTCTTATCGTTTAGTTTATACGACAGCAATTGTCTTCGGAGATCGTCCCATGGCTGTCCTCGTGGGAAGACCAGTTCCTTCTTGTCAAGCATCGACTTCAGCGTCGCAAGGAGCACCAACTTCTTGGACTTAGTCCCACCGAAGTCATAACCCCTAAGTGGCTTAATGACGTTAAACTCTTGTCGAAAGAGCCGACCGCCCATACCAGTCTCATCGACGATCGTTGTGCAGAAAGCGCCGTCCTGTTGATACAACAGTGCGTTCTCCCGAACCATGTTTACCACGGATGGAATAGTTTGCTTTCCAATTCGTCGTCTTGCTCGTACTCCTCTAATTCGTTTTCGGTCTGAGTAATCGAGTACGACCGACCATGTTGAGTCAGAAGAAATACCTGGGTCACATCCCTGGACATAGCGATGTCCCCTTTGTGGTGGACATTCTGTATCAGTGTCAGGATCAAAGGATCCGTCGATGGACTGCGCTGAGAAGTATGCGTCTCGCGCTTCGATGAAGTATCCGTCGACGTTTTGTGGGACGAGGTATTCGGCTTGCTGGCGGACGATCGCTTCGAAGTTTTCTTTGGTGAGTCCGTATCCAACATTTTCGCGGGTTGAAAGCCGAAAGGAGATAAACTGTGCATCCCGTCCTGGGTTTTCGGGATTTCCCATTTCCCAGAGGTCGGAGTAGTCGCCGATGCCTTCCGTCGGCGTTCCGATGAAGTGGAGCGGACCACCCGTGGAGAGGCGTCGGAGGTTGAGGACCTCTTGGTAGATCTCCACCAAGTGGGGCTCGAATGCCGCCTCGTCGAACGAGATCCCATTCATGTCCTTCCCGAGAAGCGCCTTCGCTTTCTCCTGTGTCGTTCGGAAGTGAATGCTCGCCCCACCAACTACTGGGTGGAACTTAATCCAAAGGTATTCACCTCGGTACTTCTTGTCCAGCGTGGCAATGTTCCCGAGTTCCTTTGTCAGCGCACATCCTTTCCCCTTTTGGGCTGGATGGTTGCCAGAGAGAATTGATGTAATCTCTCGATGAACGAGTTCAGCAGTTTCTTGCTGGATTCCTACGTGGTACCATTCGTACGGGATGTTTGACCATCGTCGGGCGTCTGAGGGATCGTCAGGTTTTGGCTGCTGAATGCCCATTTTGTACAAGGCGTGGTGAAGGCAGAGGATCGCCATCGCCATCGTTTTCCCCGCACGATTTCCCGCGGATACAACCGTCGTAAGGTATTTTGGTCGGTATCCCGAGTCATCGCGCTCCGCGCAGGCACGCCACCAGTCAATTTGTCCTCGGTGCCCATCGATATTGAGCCAGCGCCGAGCAAAGAACTCGATGTCAGTGCGACCGAGAGCCAAATCTCGTGCAGTTTCATTACCGACCACGAGTCCCCTTGTTACGTGCGCTGATTGCAGAAGCCTTGCTCTTGGCATCAGCCTTGCTGCTTGCGCCCCACGCTTGGAGACTTAGCAGCAGTCGGGTCGGTCGACCCTTCTCATCACGCTCTGGTCCTGGCATCCCTCCCATGCGAGCAAGGAATGATGCGCGTCGTGGGTTGTCGCCCTTCTTGACGGGAGCCTTCAACGTGCCACCAGTCTGCGCCTTGTAGGATGCGCGACCCTTGGCGTTAAGACCGCCCTTCGGGTTCTTGCCTTCGCTGCGCTGCCATGCTGCACTTCGTGCCATTATCGCACCTCGTTATGATAGTATAGAACTCGATCGCAGAAGACAATAGAATTTGCCTTGTCTACAATTCTGTTGATAAAGGTTCCGTCCGCCTCGTAGTGGCGATCGGAGTACCCAGCAGCCCTTCCCTTGTCAATCTGGACGATATAGTTTCCAGAAGTAGAACTTCCAGATTTAAACTTAGGCTGTGAGTCTTTAGACCACCCACAGTATACCACATCATTGCCAGACTCTGCAAGTCTCATCATGTCTAGGATGTAATCTGGGTGGTAGGAGTCATCGTGGTTGAACCACCCAGCGTAGTCCGAGGTTGCCAGATCGAGCCCTTTTGCGCGTTTTGCGTGACCCCAGTCCCCCAGGTTTGGCTCCTCGTAGAAGCGAACCTTCGGGAACTCGGATCGCAAAGCGGTCAGGTCGATGTCCGACGCTAAGGCGATGATCTCGTCTGCTTTCCGAACCTGCCATTCGTGAAGATCCCTTAGGATTCGTCGAAGGTTCTGCTCATCCTCGTGAGCAGTCACAATCGCCGTTAGAGTCGCCATTGATCCTCCCAATAATGTCTGATGTAGATATGCCCTTGGTATAGGGGACATATAACATCTTGATTGCTCTGTTTGTTAGCCAATCATCGTTGATCCCGAGTTGATGGAGAAGGTCTTGACCGAACCAGTCATCCCCGTGTGCAATGTAAGCGATCTGTCGGTCCGTAATCCTATCGATGGTCAACCCTGAGTTTTCGTCACCAATGTTGACACAAATGTCGTCGACGTACTTGCACCCAGCAAGCGCCTCCATACGTTCTCCAAGCGTCATGATCGGAGCCCTTTTGTACCGAGAAGCAAAACCGTCAGTGTTTAGTGAAACAATAACTGGACCATACTTCTGGCACTCACGGAGGAAGTTCATGTGACCGTAGTGGAACATGTCAAATGTCCCGCCGACGTACACCCAGTCCTTTGTCATTC